CGTTTTGATCAAACAAGTCTGCAGTGTACAATTTCAGCAGTTCTTTTTTAACTTCTTCTTTGCTAATTGATGCACCGATTTCATTCAGTAACAATGGCCTCTTTATCCTGTTCATCCATAGAGTCACAACATCTTCCCAAGTTTCTATTTTACGTTTTCCTATTTGTCTCAACAAAAATTCAGGCCTTTGCATTTTCCAATATTTTGGATATCCGCCTAGTATCTCATCACCCATGTCACCTGCCATTGTCACTACAACTTTGTTTTCATGCAAAACCTTGTTGGTGTAGCAATACATCGGAACACTTTGGTTGTACATAGGTTGTTCCATATAATATATTGAATCATCCCAAAATTGTTTTATAATATCCGGAGTAATTGTTACTTCGGTATGATTAAAACTGTTACTATCGGCTAACACCGCGGCACAGTCTGCATCTTCGTTGTAGTCTCCGTCCTTTGGATGAACAAAATTTGGTTCCATTCTATTAGTAAAAGTATTTGCATCTCCTGTCACGTTCTTTAGTTCGTATGCTACCAAACTTGAATCTAGGCCACCACTTAAAAAAACTCCTATCTTTCTTCTTCCAATACTTGCCATTTTGATTGACCTTTGTGCCATTGCTCTAAATTCTTCAGGATTAAATTTTTTATTTGAATTTGGCTTTATGAAAACTCGTTTATTCTTTATAATTTTTTTATTCGCAACGTCATACACTATGGTTTCACCTGCCAATAATTTTTTGATGCCTGTGAAAAATGTATTACGTAATGGATTGATACCGGTTGTACTCATACATCCAACAGCTAGTTCGTCTAGTTTTCTGCTTCCAGGCACCTTGTCCAGCATGCCTTTAATCTCCGATCCAAACACGAGGCCCTGTTCTATTTCGGCGTAGTATACAGGCTTTATGCCAGCGTGATCTCTGCTCAAAGTAATTTGATTTTTATCCATCTCGTAATATGCAAATCCATGCATGGAATCTATCCGATCAATAAAGTCCAGTCCAAATGTGTCTAAGCCCCACGCAAGAAGTTCAGTATCACATCCTGTAGTATCTACAAACTGACTGTAAGTTTGTTTCAGTTGGTGATAGTTAAATATCTCTCCATTGTAAACTAGGATATTACCTTTCGGTGTATGCCATGGCTGTGTTGATTTTCCAGGGTCTGCCATTATACTCAAAAGATTATGACCCAATGTAACTTTTTTAGATGTGTACACACTGTCACCATCCGGCCCTCTGTGCCTGCAAGTTTGTATAAAGTTTTTTACAAACTCAGGATCTTGTGCTGTAATTCCATATATTCCACACATTTTATAATCCTAATTTTTCCTTGAACCTTTTGAATACTGTGCCATCTTTTATTTCTGCTTCTGTCCACTGTTTGTAACCAAGGTTGTAGACCCATTGGTCTCTATCGGGATAATCAGGTGTCTCAATTTTTGTCAAATCTTTATTTGCTACAGGCCAAGCGAGTGCAAGATCGGAGGTGCAAAAAGTGGGAACCCCACGAATACAGGAATCGATGCAGGCAGTAGAATTGTGAGTAACGACAGCATGACAATTATTTAATGCGTCCTGGTAGTTGAATCTATAGAACTTTTTTTCATCTCCCTTGAAAAATTTTTGTCCGATTATTATTTCTACTCCGTCCTTAGGAAACTCGTTAATTCTATTTTCCATTGCGGCAACATGATTAGGATGTGGCCTAACTAGAAATTTTCTTTTTGTAAGTGGGCGAAGTAATTTGTAAACGTCTTTGAACCATTGTATAGGATCTAACTCATTCATAGACCAGTTGTCTTGTGGCTGTAGAACAAAAAGTATTGGATCATTCGGGTTAAATTTTCTCCACGGAGCATAGTTTATATTCCATATCTTCTTCATTTTCTCCCATCTATCAGGGGGACTGTTCTCGCTTAAAAAGTTTCCATTGTTCATTGGTGAGTAGAGTGACACACGCCAGTGATGATTTGGATCGGTTATAGTGTTACCAAAACTTGACAGTATTCCACCATCGAATGTTATAATGTATATGCCTTTCTTCTTTGCACGTTCAACAAGGTCTCTCCTACGTCCTTTAGTATGATGCATCTGGTTTGTCCCGCCATATCCAAACATACAGCCAATTGGTGCAGTAGGCTCCATTTCATCTTTGTCCCATGGCCCTACTTTATTTTCATTCACAATGATAGGCTCATCACCACACGCCTTGATACCTGTGGCCATGTGTTTAAGAAGATCCCAACTAGCACCTCTACGTCTATCTTTTACTGTTCTTCTGAATATCTCAACTTTCATACGCATCTTTCCTTATGAAGAGCATTTCTAACATAAGTTTATCCCGTCTCCTATTAATTACTACGTCATAGTTGTTATCCTTAAACTTGTCGCAAATAATCTGTGCTTTCGCAAGTGCAGGTTCTACCTTTTGTTCTTTTTCAAAGTTTAGTTCTAGCTCAAGTGCTACACACTTGCAGTCAATTTTGTTATCTAGTATTTCATTTGCAAATTCGTACCATAGTCCTTCGATGTCCGCTTTTACAATATCAAGGCTGTCTAACTTTAAATCAGCCACGATGGCCCTTAAATTTTTAGTTTTAACTAATACGTGTTTGTAGTGTTTTTCACGTTTGACAAGTGAAAAACTCTGCAACGCCCTTTCAACTCGAACATCCTCCTCGGTTGTGGGATCATAGTAAAAGGCCTGCTCACCAACTGTTTGTGCATACGCTATTGGATGAAACGTGAGTTGGTCTATGGCCTGCTCATTTTCAGGACTGTCGTTTCTCTCACCTACCTTTTTGTAACTGGATGATCTTATAATTGCTCTAATCAACGAAATGCTTCTTGGAGTTGGATCATACATTTGTATTTTAATGTCCTTGTTGTCAAATGCTAATTCTTTTTCGAATCCAACGTTACCTCCAACGCCAAAACTTAAAACAGTATTACTATTCTTAACAATAGACTCAGGCAAATAATAATTTTTGTATAACTTGAATAGAGGCAAATCTTTTGCCTCGGGGAAATTATTTGTATTCTCCCATGTTCTTATTTTCTTTATTCGTTCAACATTGTGTTGTTTAATCCTATCTGCCATCAAGTATCTCCATGTAGTAACCGTTCCTGAATTCTTCTTGTGTAAATTGATTATAGGCCAAAGAATTGAATACCGGCCTTGGATCCTCATACCTCGGTGTTTCAATTTTAGTGAAGTCCTGTTCACACACTGGTAAACAAGGGTTGTCAAAGTTAGCAAACGCCGGCACACCATTTGTAAGTGCCTTGATCGATATAGAACTGTTGAAGGTCACAACTGCATGGACTTTGTCCCATTCGAATGGCTTAGCTGGTTTGTTATTGGCACTTTTGCCAGGCACCATCTTTCCCTCTCCGTCTATGACCGCTTTAGGATTGTAAGGTTTCTCTCTCACAACAATTTCTCTGTCTGTGTTATCTTTTAAAACTTTCATTGTGTTGTCCAACCAATCCTTGCCGTCAAACATCTCTGCCATTGCATGGCTAGGTGGCACAACAAGTACATATTTCCCGTTCTTATGGAAAGGTTTTATCTCATCCTTGTATTGTCTCTTGAACCTATCATCGGACCTGTGATCAACAAATGTTTTAACGTGTTGATTCTTTACACATCTCATCCAGTACGGAGTAGCCCTGCTTTCGCCCCAGTAAGGTCTGTCTATGTAGTAGAAATCTTTTTTATTATTTTGACAGTGTTTGTAAACTAGATGTGTTCCACGTAAGACTCCCATGAATACAACTTTATCAAAGTCAGTTGTGCTTAATACCGTTTCGTAGTTTGTAAGTTTACAGTCAGCCATGCCTCTCGCCGCACTTTCAACATATTTTTCAGTGTTGGCCCTTTCAGTTTTCACAGCGTAGTTCATCATAGTATCTCTTGAACGCTGTACATTGTTGAATAACCTCTTTTGAATTCTCCAATTATGTTTACGCTTCTCCTGTTAAGTGTTGCATTTTGTCTAAGTGATACACCGTGTACAGTATTAGGTGAATTATTTGCAAACATGACAAATGTATTCCTTTTGTAAGGGATTGTCTTAATTACTGTACCAAGGTCACTATCATAAATTTGCCTGCCGGCTTTCTTGTTAACTTTCTGCACACTAGACTGTGTTGAGTAAATTTGAAATTCTCCACCTATGCTTCGGTCATTTAGATACGGCATGTACAATAATCCTGCCCACATCTCCATTGGATTATCTATGTGAGGTGTACGTGTAGTTTTTTCTTCTATGGGTTTGTGCATGACCGCTTGACAATCAGTCCATATGTTTTTATTTTCGTCTGCCCAGCCCCTTGCACCTAAGTCTTCCTCTGTGAATGTTTTATGCAATACGCTTGGCATGTAAGGTTTGAATAGCTCATTTACTTCGTTGAACCATTCCGCAGACGTGTGATACTTTGTGAATTCTTTCCATACTCCGGGTATGTTTTCTTTTGGATTCAATAGTTTGTCTGCTTTTAATCTAAAACAGATGTTGTTGTCGTAGGCATTTTGTTGTTGTAATACCATTGACTCTGGAAAACTGTTTTCCAGTGCCTCGTAGATATCCCATGGTAAGGCGTCTTCTATAATCACGTGTGGGTAAGGATCTGTCTGTACTGTTGGTTTTTTCTGTAACAATGAATACATGGTCATATTATAAGTGATATCAGTCTAGATGTCTAATTAATTTAGGAATGTCAACATTAAAATTGATTAGATCATTTCGTCTTTTCACACCCTTTGGTTTTTTACCATCTGTTGCTATTGGTGTTGTCTTTGCAACAAAAACTTCGTGCTTCAGTTTCAAGCTATTTGATAACAACGGATAAACTTTTTTGTGTAACATCTTTCCGTCTTGTATTTCTACTATCTTTGTTCCTTCCCTACACCACAGGGCATTAATCATACCCGCTCCGTGTGTTGCTAGGACCTGTGATGCTTCTGCAAACACTTTCACTTGTTCTTTTATTGGTAGGTCCTCAAGTGTGACAGACTGCCATCCTTTCAGTGCCATCAATAATTCGCTGGCATTGTTCAATTTCCTAGTGTGTGCTTTATCTCGAGATATGTATATTTTCCTAAATGGTTTCTGGTTCTCTGGTATTCCAAACGATCCCTTGAAGTGACGTAGCCATGGCGGCAAGTGTGGTGTTACAACTCCGTCATTGCAGTTGCTCATAGACGGTGCCAGTAGGTGTTGGAATCTCCATGTCTCTCCTTCCGGCATCACATAATATTTTAAATCTGGAAAAAGTTCTTTTGCCACTTTGTCAAAGTATGGACTTGGGTTGGACAGTATGTAGACAAATTTAGCAAAGTTTGTGGACCATCTTTTTTCTATTAGTCTGAACTTACTGATGACATCTATCCATATGTGCCATGGGTTGCCGGTGCTGTGCTTGTCTATTGGTAACCAAACGTACTTGTAGGTGCCATTGAACTGTCTTGCTATTGGTGGCATCTCGATGTCGACATCCTCACCCCAACTGCTCCACATTCCGTGATGCTTCATTGGCTTATTTTTATACCTGTCTAACATGGGCCACAGGTGTTCTGTGATCATGTGCCTGTCTTCTGTAATCAAAATTGGCAGACTATTCACCGAACAGTTTTTAAATTCAGCAACAAATGTCGGATTGCTAGTGAATTTACCTGGCATTGTTGCATGATATTTCATATTGATGTCATATGAATTGTCTATGATATCATATTTGTCTAAAAAGTATCTAATGCTGGTAATATTTTTTACAAGTTGCGACATGGGTTTGTTTAGTGTATAATTAATTATTATATTATGCAACCCACTCATATTTTTACCAATGGCTGTTCGTTTCTTACACAGAGGCCAAAGGAAGGCGTCGACACACACGTTGGAATGGAACTAGCAAAGATGATGGATCTCGAAACAGCGTGCCATTTGGCAGGCGGAGGCCGTGGTAACAAGAGATGTAGTATCACAACCAAAGTTTGGTGTGAGAGTAATAAAGAAATAGCAGAAAAATGTTTTTTTGTGATTGGTATTACATCTGGCCAGAGATTCGATATACCAACCACCGACGGATACAAAAAACACAAATTTCCTCAACTTAAAACATCTTGGAGAACATATAAGCCACACATTAATCGTTACACTGAAAAATTTTTTAAATATCTTTTCAATACCTGTAGTTTAGATATGGATGAAATGATGCAGTACGAGTCTCTCGAGGCCACACTTAATTTACAGAATTATTTTAAATTGAAGAAATATCCGTATGTGATGTATAAAACAATATCTGATCCTGAGATAAAAGCAAAATCAGATGACGTCAAAGCACTCTATAGATCAATAGACATGACCAGATATTTTAAACCAGAGACATCACATAGGGATTATACTGAACAAAATAATCAACATTGTGCGCCTGATGACTGGCACCCATCGGCGACAGGACACCAAGACTGGGCCAAACAGCTAAAGGAATTCATAGATGCTAACAATTTATGCCCCATCGGATAATCCGAAAAGCAAAGCATGGGAAGTTTTTAATGGTGTCAAACAGGCCTGGCCCGACCAAGTTGTAGTCAACGATAACAGCATCGCAACGGAACCTCTGTCTAATTCTATGTTTTGGGGATTCGTAAACAATAATTTAAATTTAGTGAAAAAGCTGGAAGCCCGTAAGCACAATTTTTGGTTTACTGATACGCCATATTTCGGCAGGTTCAATAACAACAATCTTAAGCCAGACAATCATTACTGGAGAATATGTAAGAACAGCATACATGCAAAATATATTAAGGATTGTAAACCAGATAGGTTTGAAAAATTTGGAATGCAAATCAAAGCACCTACTTTGAAAGGATCTCATATTTTAGTTTGTCCAAGTTCTAACAGTATCAATGAATATCTTGAAAGACCAAATTGGACACAGGAAACTATTGATCAGTTGAAAAGGGCCACTGATAGACCTATCAGACTTCGACACAAGCCCAGGGGCAGGGGAACTTCAGGACCAAGTGAAGCCAAGGTTCCCCTATCCGAGGACTTGAAAGATGCATGGGCGTGTGTAACCAGCTGTAGCATAAGTGCCATAGAAGCCGTGTGTATGGGTGTGCCAGTGTTTTGTGATAGGAAAAGTTTTGCTGAGGCAATGGGTAATACACACCTAGAAGATATAGAAGATCCTTACTATGCAGGCCCCGAACCTTGGTTGTACAGTCTAGCATACCAACAATTTACACCAGAAGAGTTTATGAATGGCAAAGCAGTGCAAGTCTTGTTGGACAAAGGAATATTATAATGGAGACTTTCATACATTTTGGTTGTTCTTTTGCAATGGGCAATGGTGTGCCTGAATACATCAAAGGAATAAAATCCGGGGTAAGTGCAACTTCTCCCATTAACAGAGGGAACTTCAAAAAAAAATACGGAATGGATGCCGAAGCTCCGCACACGTGTGGTTCGATACTTGCAAAAAAACTAGGTATGGAATTTAAAAAAATTGCAGAGAACGGGATTAGTAATGAGATGATAGTACGTAAATTACCACAGACCAAAATACGTAAAACATTTGTGTTGATAGGGCTGACCAGTTACAATAGACGTGAGGCACTGACAACTAGCCATAACAACTCATACTGGCACACGTGGAAAATGGTTGATCCAAAAGCTCCTCCCTATTATAAGGACTTACCGTTCACTCCATGGGTATATTGCGGAGAAACACACTATACTCCGGCACTGGAGGCCGATGGTCAAATTAGAACAGTTTTACAAATACTGTACATGCAGTCTTTCTTAAAATTAAACAATGTTCCATATCTAATGTTTAACGCACTGCACAACGGGTTTGATGACCCACTGACCTACGAATGCAAAAAACTTTTGCAACAGGTGGACCAGAAACATTTTTACAAACTACAAGGTAGCTTTGATGAGGGCCAGCATGGGTGGTGCGTAAAGAGAAAACTTACTGTGTCTGATATCGACGAACATCCAAATGTAGCAGGACAACGAGCATGGGCCGATGAATTACACAAAGTTGTAAAGGACATCTGGAATGCAAATTAAAAAAATTAACGGATTCTGGGTACCATCGAACGATGTACACATTGGGGATTGGCAAGATGGAAAAAGTTTTACACAAAATAAATGTTTAGAAAAATTTATTACACATTGTAAAAGTAAAAATCTTAAATTTAATCATGTGTTAGACATAGGAGCCTGGGTTGGCACATGGACCGTGGCCATGAATACGCTATGTGGCAGGATAGTGGCATTTGAACCAGATCCTGTTCATTATGAATGCCTGACAAAGAACGTGCCCGAGGACGTTGAAACACATCAACTGGCTGTTGGAAATGATAGTAAAATGATAGCTTTGTCAGACGATGACTTCACGCAGGCCAAACGTGTAGTGGGTGATGGTAGCATTCCTATGGTCACTGTTGATGGCCTTGGACTGTCAGATATAGATATGATTAAGATAGATGTAGAAGGATATGAAATGGAAGTATTGAAGGGTGCTGTACAAACACTAGAAAATTTACAATATTTGATGATTGAATTAAACAACAACTCTAAAAAATATGGAAGTAGTAATGCTGACATCGAAAATTATCTAGTGAAAAAAGGATTTAAGCAATTGGTCAAGGTGTGGCCGGATGTAGTATGGCACAAAAAACCATAACGTAAATAGACTTATGAAGATTTTCATTACAGGTGTGGCAGGATTTCTTGGTTCACATTTAGCTGACTTGATGTTGTCACAAGGGCATATTGTTGCTGGTAACGATAACATGATTGGCGGATATACTGATAACGTACCACAAGATGTAGAGTTTCACCAAATTGATTGCTGTGACTTAGAAAACTTAACAAACGCAATGGAAGGTTGTGATATTGTATATCATACGGCGGCGACTGCATACGAAGGATTATCTGTGTTTTCCCCTGTGCTTGTAACTAGAAATATATTTGAGGCGTCGGTCACAACAATTACAGCCGCTATTAGAAACAAAGTCAAACGAATTGTATACTGTTCAAGCATGGCAAGATATGGCCATCATGACCAAATTCCTTACAAAGAAACCTATGAATGTCGTCCACAAGATCCTTATGGTATTGCAAAGAAGGCAGGCGAGGATGTCTTGAAAAATTTATGTGAGACCCATGGGGTAGAATATGTAATTGCCGTTCCACATAACATTGTCGGCCCTAGACAGAAATACGATGATCCTTTTAGAAATGTAATGTCTATCATGTTGAACAGAATGTTGCAAGGAAAACAACCAATTATATACGGAGACGGTGAACAAAAAAGATGTTTCAGCTATATAGATGATTGTTTATATTGCCTTAATGCACTTGCATTTAATGATAACGTTGTAGGAGAAGTGATCAACATAGGACCAGACGAAGAACCTATAACAATTAATGAGTTAGCAGAGGCATGTGCCAACGAAACAGGCATTAATCTAGATCCTATACATCACAAGGACAGACCCAAGGAAGTCAAACTAGCGGTGTGTTCGTCAGACAAAGCTAGAAACTTATTAGGGTATAGTACAGCAACAGATATGAGAAAGTCTGTCAGAAAGACTGCTGAATACATTAGATCTAGAGGCACAAAGAAATTCCAATACCATTTGCCTTTAGAAATTATAAACGATAAGACACCGGATACCTGGAAGAATAAACTAATATGATTTCTTTTTGTTGCCCTTCTAGAGGTAGACCAGAATACGCGAAAAGATTAGTAGACACAGCCACAGAAACACAAAAGGGCGATACAGAATTCCTTTTCTATCTCAATGAAGATGATGAAAAGTTAGAACACTACAAAGATTTACTGGACGAAAAGCACTACACAATTGGCCCAAACCAATCCACTTGTTACAGTTGGAATCTTATGGCCGACAAGGCCAAACATGATATCGTAATGCTTATGGGAGATGACGTACAAGTTAAAACACAGGACTGGGATCATCTTATTACGGAACAGTTTGACAAATACAATGATAGAATTCTAATGGTAGTTCCTTGCGATGGCAGAATGAAAGGATCAAAAAGATTCAAAGACGAAATAAAGATATGGGGTGATGAGGCTCTACCGGCACCACATTTTGCTGTGCATAAGAACTGGACAAAGACATTAGGTTATCTGGCCCCACCATTCTTCTGGCACTGGCACGTTGATTCTTACACACAAAAAGTTGCACGAAGGTTACGTAGATGTTTATATTTGCCTACAGTAGTGTTTAAAGCTAAAAAGGTATTTGACAAGACCGGTGTCCAAGTGCGTACATTCCTTAATATTAATAACAGAGATAATTTTGTTTGGAATAAAGTAAGGAAAAGGCATCTCGAAGCTGATGTGGATGCTTTAAATAGATTTATTAAAGATCAGCAAACTCCATAAAACATTTATTCTTACGTGTCTTTTGTATAAAAAGATTCAATGTTATCCTGTTTGTATTCTGATTACTTTCATATGAATGCCATGTCTTGCCTTGTTGTCCACAAAATATAAATGTGCTGTTAGGGATCCATGGGGCTTCGCTTACAAAAGATTGTTCTTTTTGTTCGGCATACATCTTGGTGCCAATATTTTTTTCTGGTGTAATGTAAGTCACCGAACTCCATATTTTTTCTAAACCTTCTTGGTGTATATGGAACTTGTATGGCAGTGGTGGTGTTATAGATATGTGTGCATTGACTCCTAGGTTTTGATATGTCCTATGCTTTGGATATCTACCACAAAGCTCTTTTATATTTTTTAATAAGTTAGTGCATATGTCCACAGTCTCGTCATAAAAGTCTACGCCCCAGTCTTTGTACTCGGCTGGGTGTACGTGTATCAGCTCTGTTGTCTTAGTCAAAGTGGTCTTGAAACAACTGTCCTTCAGCTTTGCAAAGGCCTCGTGACTTAATGTGTCGTTGATGATTTGATGCGGCCACGGTTGCAGGCCTACTAATGTTGTCAGACACTTGTCTATAAATCTTTCACCCTCATTCATTTACGCCCAATCCTTTTTTTATATTTACGTACACTTCGTTGCTAATTGCTATTTGCACACACGGTCTTCTTGGGAAAAATCTTTTACGTTTTATTATTTTGATATCTTTTGCATATGCTATCAATAATTTATTTGCTGTAAATGAAATAATTTTACCAGCAACGTCTATATCATTTGCGGCATCTCTGTCACTACGCTCTCTGAAAAACCATAGGCAAACAATATCGTGGGATAGATCTATGTCCTTTATGTCATCGTGGAATTGGCATTTGATATTATGCGTATTTCTGAAATTGGTCCATAGTTCATTGTCAAAACGCAGTTGCTCTTCGTAGAGGTCGTCATACTCCTGCACACGTCTTGGATGAGTCCATATGATGTGTTCAGCCGGATCTGTGTAAAAATTTTTCTTATGCAGTTTTTTAAAGAATTCTATCATGCACTGAAAAGATTGATTACCTCTTTTTTCCAGTCGTCGGAATATTCGCAATTCCTATAACCGTCAAACCAAGGTCCTCCCTCCGTGTAGTGTAGTATCTTTGGTGCACCATCCTTTGGTTCTTTGTACCAGCCTACCAACCAGTTGTACTCGTGTGGTAGTGATCCTATCTCTGAATCTTCTAACCAACTAAATCTGTGTAAGAATTTTGGAGTCTGTTTGTTTAAAAACTCTGGTGTAAGTATTTGATTCTTTGGATGGCCGCAGTTCCATAATACCATACTGCTCCAGTTCTTTCTTGGATATGCAGTCTGTATCTGTCCGTCCATTTTTGTTGATCCTTCTTCGGGTGTGTATTCGTGCTGTACACAAACTACTGCTTTTGAATCATCACAGTGCTGTTCTAGTTCTTTTGCTGGTATCTTCCAAAGAAAATCACAGTCGCAAAAGACTGCCCAGCCTTTGAAGTTGTTAAGGTGCGGTACAAAGAATCTTGTGAATGTAAATTGAGTGGTTGCAAGTTTATCTACCTCACGTGTGTAGATACCTTGTTCTCGCATTTCGTTTTGTTTCAGTGGTCTTACTACTGCATCAGGATCTCTGCGTTTGATAGAGTGTTCACACACTTGGTATGCTATGTCTTCTCTGGAGTCCCAACCTACGTAAATTTTCATTTTCTTCCTGATACTATTTTGTGTATGTCCTTCCAATTACTTACACGTATAATTTCAGGGTGTTCAAAGTCTCGATTGTATGGGTGGTCGATTAATATAGGCTTTAAACCGTATTTGAGCCCGGCTAAAGCGTTCTTTGGCTTGTCCTCGACCCAATACAGTCCGGTGTCATGAAACTCAGCTAATGCCCCGTCTTTGTCTGCTCCTGTGCCTAGTATGTGATAATTTGTAAAGATATGATCCCCAAATAAATCACCCATTCTTTTCTTACGCAACTGTTGTGCCGGTATATCTGATGTTTGTGATGTGATAGGTATGAATGTCCAACCTTCTGCGGCCAGTAGTTTTACCCATGTCTGTGACTCCAACATTGGTCTCTGTGTGCCCATCCAAGCACTCCTGTTAAATTCTCTTATTTCTTTTCTTATTTGTTTTATTGAAATTCCAAATCTTTCTGCCATTTCATAAGTGTTTTGTTTGTCTGGCAATAGGGTATATGGATGATATCTTGCATTTTTTTCATCAAACAATGTGCGTTGTAGCATCCACTTGGTGAAATGATGTTCCCATTCGAGTAGTACACCATCCACGTCTGTTAGTATTATCCTATTATTTGATGTCGGCATCTTCCATTCCTGCTACACGTAATTTCACAATGTTAGTAATTTGCCATTGTTTCTGATCTAAACCTTTGGTGATGCCTAACCATTGATTTCTTATCAGTGCAAAGTCGTTTATAATTTTATCCATATCTACAACGTCATCTTCGCCGTCAACATATTTCTCGGCATCTCTGCTTGACAATGCTCTGTTGTAGTTTTCTAAATATTTTCTAAATGTTCTTGATCTTAGTCTTCTCAACTCAATGTTTAGATATTCTAATATTGCTTCAAGTTGTTGTAGTTGGCTGAATCTTTCTTCTACTATGCCTGGTAACGATGCACTTGCCCTTTCTAAGTTACCATAAATTTTGCATTGTTTCTTAGCTTCGATCAGTTCCTTATCAAAGTATGCTACACAGTCTGGTATCTTGTCTAAATTTCTACTTACTTCGTTGTACCAGTTTATCATTCATCGTCGCCGTATCCGGATTCGTCGACTTCGTCCTCTTCGAACACAGTATTGATGGCTTCCTCTAGTTTTGGATCGTATTCTGCAGATGCTTTTAATTCGTCATGCTCTACACCGATGTCTTCTAAACTTTTAATGAAATCAATAGCCATGTCTAACTTCTGTCTTTCCGGGACGTAATGTACAACTGAATTCCACAAACGTTCAACATCTTCGTGTGTAAAATCTATCATCTATTCACCCTCATCTTCGATTGGTTCTTTAGGCGACTCTTCTTTGAAGTTCGCCATTATCATATCTAATTTATCACCTGTCCACGCTTTTCTGAACTCTATGTGTTCTTTGCCTTGCGGATCAACATATTTTAGCCTGTTTCCTGTTTGTACTAGCAACCCTTTTTTCTCAAAAAGTTCAACTAGGCCACTGTATGGATTCATACCAGTTTCGTATGGAATCTTAACCTGTACACCTTCGAATGGTTTGGCATATCTTGTTTTCATAACTTTACAAGCGGCTCTAATACCTCTTACATCAGTCACTTTATTACCTGCTTCGTCTTCTTTAAGTTTTAATTTTTTCATTGCAACAACAATACTTGATGCATAGATAAATCCTTGTCCACCTGATATCTTGTCATCTGGATCAAACATATCTTGCGATGCGTATGTGTGATTGGTTGCTATAAGCCCTACATTCCAACTACCAAACATATTAACACAATTTCTTACAAGTGCCGTTAGTGCTTTAGGTTTTCTACCTAAGTCACCTTTCATGTCACCTGCTTCAAACTGGTTCACGTCTGTTGGTGTGAGCATCATACCCAAACTGTCTATAACAAATAGTACTTTTGGTGCACCTTCTTTGTTGTCTGCGTGTTGCTCTTTGTAACCTTTCATAAACTCTGAAACAGTTTTTGCAACATCATCTACCATGGACATGCTTAATTTTAAAAGTTTGTCTTCAGACGTGTCCACTTTTAGTGCTTGTAGCCATTTCTCATCTAGGGCATTCTCTGTGTCAATCAATATAACAAATATGCCTTGATCCTGTGCATTTTTTATTATGTTACCTGACGCTATGTAAGATTTGCCTGCTCCTGATTCACCTGCAAGTACTGTCACTTTTCCTAATGGAATACCTTTGTTGAAGTCACTGGTCATTAAATAGTTTAATGCATAGTTTCCTGTGCTGATCCAATCCGTTGGATCACTAAAACCTATGCCTAATCCTTGTATGGATTTCGTAATACTTTTTCTAAATTTTGTTGCATCAAATACTTTTGTCATAATTTTTGTCCTTTGTATATCTATATTAGCATACCTAGGCCCTGCCGTCAATATCAGGGCCTTGGTAAATGTCAGATTATTTTGCTTGTCTCGATCTAATCAGCTTCAAGATGTCTTCTGCTCTTTTGGCACTGTCTCCTGCAGGAGCCGGAGCCGCCTCAGGTTGTGGTGCCGGCGCAGATTCAGTAACAGGTGCACTTGCTGGTGCCGTTTCTGCCACTGGTGTTGCCGCTGGAGCCTCTGCTGTTGGTACAGTGACCTGTGGTTTACCTTGGTAAGCCATGCCTGCTGGTCTAAAGTACTGTCCATACTGCTCAAGATCATAAGCCTCACCTTCCACAGATTTCGCAAATAGTTCTGCGATTATTTTAACTTCTGCTTCTGTTGGTTCTTTTGGTCTAAAGTCACCCAGGTTGTGTAACCCATGTGTTTCGATTGCGGCTCTCTCTGCCTCATCTAATGCACGTTCTCTTCTCGACCATTTTGATGTTGAGTAATCAGCATAACCACCTTTAGTAGTTTTGTTTATTCTGAAGTCAACCCCTTTTACATAATCAGTAGGCATTTCTTCCATCTCTGGATCCATTAATGCTCCTCTGATAATGTTAAAGATTTGAGGTCCAATAATAAATCTTCTGATTGGATTCTCAGGTGTTGTGTCCTCTGCTAGTGGATTTGTTGTAACAAAACCTTGGAAAATATAAGATTTCTTTTTCCAATATTTTCTTCCCATGTCTTCCATGCTTTTATCTTTGAACCATGGTCTAACTTCCGTCAGTACTGGGCAAGTTTTGCCATACATCTCCATACAAGGTACTTGTACCTGTACTGGTCTAGAATCAGTCTGACCTTTGATACCTGCGAAAGGTAATTTGATCATATTTCTTTCAGTCCAGAAAAATGTATTGTTTGTATCCTTATCGGGTAAGAATCTAATTACTGCTTCTGATCCTTCTGCTATATTCCAATGGGGATAAATGGCGTTGTCTCCGCCTGTGTTGGAAGTGGAGCGATTCACTTCTTGAGATTTTAACTTCGCTCTTATTTCAGCTAATGATGCCATAATGTAAGCCTCCTTGTGTGCCTATGTTTGTTGTTGTGCCTAAATGTATATCAGACATATAGTACGTAATATACAACTATATTTAGCTAATGTCTACTACTATTATTGGTAATATGGAGTTTTTATTATGAAAGATTGGCTAGTGTTTTAATTCTATCTAATTCTGTGTTGATCTCTTGTGCTTCTTCCTGTGCTTCTGATTCGTCACCCTCTTCTGAGAAAAATTCTTCCAGTTGTAATCCTGCCATTTCGATTGCATCTTTGAGTGTGTACTCTTTGTCGCCAACGTTAAATTTATCGCCTGATTTCATTCCTGCCGCTTTTGCTTTCCTTACTGCGTTTGCAAATTCGTTACCCTCTGCCGCAACAGGTTCTTTCATTAATTCTTTTTTACGTTGTATTGCCATTTTCATCATTTCAGGATCTTTTGCTGTGTTAGGATCCATCTGTATGTCCTGTATAGCCTTCATTTTTGCATCTCTGTCTTCTGGATCTTTTGGTGCTTTTGCATACTCCGCCACTTCCATTTCGCCTGCTCTCAATTTGTCAAAATTTCTTCTTAGAAACTCCGTCGCTTCTTTCTGGTTTCGTGATGCGAAGATTGTCTTTTCATTTCTGTCTAGAACGTTGTACATCATCTTGCCGTCATCTTCACCTCTGCTCATTGATACGTAAGGTTTGATACCACCTTCGTCAATCATTGAGTCAACCCAACCTTCAAACGCTTCAGTTTCTTTTGCTTTGCCTTTAAGATCTTTCTTAGGATTGAAATCTGCAGGTTCCATTCTCACTTGATCAGTATAACCTGGTTCAGACTGCATTTTCTTGTAGTCGTCGATGTATCTTTTTGCCAACTGCACTGCTATCTTCTTGTTCTTAATGTAGTCAGGTGTTGCTTTGAATGTTGCCGAATTCTCTTGTTCCATTTCATCTGCTACTCTTGAAGCAAAGTTTGCCACCCTGTCTTCCTCACCGGATTTAGTCAACAGTCTAGACGCTATGTCTGATAAAATAGAACTTAACATTGTGTTCTTGTTTGTGAATTTTGTCACTTTCAACATCTTGTCTGCTGAATCATCTTTTCTCAAAACTAATTTGCTGTCTGGATCATTTAAGAAACTTTGTACGACTGCACCGTGATCCACTGGTGCTTGTACAGGTGCATCAATTGGTTCCGCATCTGGTTCAAGTTCGTTCACTTGATCTTCTTTGGGTGCATTTTCCAATTCACTCATTATTCTGTTTATGATTGGTAGTGCATCTTCAACTCTGCTGTCTAGGTTTGTCATTGTGAACTTCTCTCTCATTTTGTTAACAGTTTCATCGTCCAGTATTTGGTCTTCTGATGTTTTGAAATCTTTACTTGCGTTCTCGTAGTGTGATTGGTTAGAAAGGTTCTTCATGTAACCCCTCAGGTTCTCTAGTTTTAATTTAGTCTGCTCTATGATGTCACCTGCATTGTCATTCAATTGATCTTTGTTGGTAACATATCTTGAGAATGAATTTAATTTTGCTATATCTTCCGAAGTCGAAACAATGTGTTGTCCAAACTCATCATGTGGTCTTCCACCATTTGACACGTGTCTCATCATTGCTCTAGCACCTGCTAAATGAGTCATAGGATATTTAAATCTTTCACCATCTTCGTTCTCAATGTATAATGATTGAATCTGTCTTGATCTCGCACCTGGTACAGTCTCGTCAACTTTGCCTTTGTGTCTTATAATCAATTTTGTTTTTTCTAGGTTCTCGTATGAACGTTTTGCTGTTCCTGTAAGGCCTTCAGTTACCCCTGCTAATTTTGTTATTCTTGCTAGTTCTTCTGACATTTCATCAGTATTTACCGTTTTGTTCGTATCTGCAAGATTATTATAATCCTGCTTCGTAAGGTTATTTTTTGTAATATCACGCACATCAAAACCCAGTTGATGTTCTACAGCAAAGTCTTTTAGTTCTTTAAGGAAAGCATACCATTCGTCCCTGCTGTCCTCATCAATTTTGCTTACAAGATCTCTATTGTAGTAGACTTTCATGTTGTCGCCGTCGGCCATGGATATGCTCACTGAACCAAATGTGTCTGCATCTTCTTCAAAATCAAATTCAAAAAATACAGCACTGCCTGGATCGGCTGTAGCGGCCCCGTTCTCATCACCTAGTCTAATGTTTGAGAACTGTGATCTTATCTTGTTGAATAGATCTTGTGAATTTTTAGGGTTCATATAGTGTATTTATTATCCTGTGAACGTTCCAAATATGGGCATTGGTGTAATCTCACTTTGTCTGTCTGTCCATTTTTCAAATATTTTCGGGTCAAAATCTGCCAATACTTTCATCATACGTGTCATTAGCAAACAAGAGCTTACTAGATCGTCGTGCTGGCCGGGTTTAGCACTGTAAGTCATTCCGGATGCAACAAAGTCTTTTAGCTCTGATATCAAAAGTGATGAGTTTATCTTCATCTTGTCGTTCTCCACAAGCTCTTTAAATTTTGTACAGGCGTCAATTTTATGTTTAGCAGTTGTGTTGAATCCTCTCCTAAATTTTCTTCTGTGTCCTTTCCTTATAGGTTCCGACAAGAACATTCCCATTATGTTTTCTTCACCTATGTCCATTACTCTTAACAATGCCGCTTCGCCTATGGAGTTGTTCTCCATTGAATAAAATATTTGAGGCGTCGCTGATGCATCTTTTTCCATTATTGTGTCGTGTATGTGTTTAGTAATACCTTGCAAGATACGTACCTGATGATTCATTGGTGTTGTGTTGTGATGCCATTCTCCTACTTGTTCAAAGGTTGGCAACTCAAAAACTTGTATTGCGGCAAAATCTCCACCGGTTCCCATGCTGGGGTCGAGTGATACCATATAGGTGTGTCCTGGTGTTGGACGTTTGAACCAACGGACCTGCCCTGTTGTTTCGACCGGTGGAACTCCTTCCATATCGGCCAATGTTATACTAGATATAAGTGTTTCGTCAAATATCAAGAATTCACATTCGTGTTCCCTTCTAAATCTTTCCTCACCTATCCTGGCCTTTTCTGCATCTGCCCATACTTGGTCTCTGTCAGGGTGTTCTGACCAGTGTGCTTTCATGGCGTAGAAACCGTTAGTCCCTATTAGCTTATCATTCCCGTACTCGTCAAATCTCTTGTTGGCTTCTTTCCATATCATTGCAAACTGATCTTCATCCGAGTTAGGTGTGCTTGTTATCATACACTTACCACCTGTACTCAATGTCGGAGATAGAGATGTCCAAAATTCTTTGGCCTTCTCGGGTGGTTGTACGAATGCAAACTCGTCACAGTATATTAATGTCAGTGACATACCCCGCCCTGTATTTTCAGTTGTTGTGGTTGCCATAATTTTTGAGCCATTGTCGAACTCTATTGAATTCCTGTTGTACTGTGTTACACCTGCTTTGATCCAACTAGGTAACATCTCATAGGCATAACGCACCCTTGACATGATGTCTGATGCTCCTGCGTATTTGTGTGCCGCAATTAATATCTGCGAATCTGGTCGGAACATGGCATACCAAATGAGGAAACCCGATGCACATGTTGTTTTACCTGTTTGTCTAGGTAGCATGGCAATGGAAAACCTATGATCATTATAACTTTCAATCAAACGCTCTTGATATGGAAATGGCTGAAATGCAATCGAACCTTTTACCGGGTGTTGTATTTTCATGAAAGACCTCATAAAGAACAGAGGACCTGTTTTTGGATCCATACATTTCTCAAGTTGCTCTACTTGAGTCTTGCTGTATTTGTGTTTCTTGTGCGCCTTTTTGATTTGGTCGCTGTCTAATGATACATACGCCATAGTGTAGTATTTAATGGTGTTTTACAGTATAGAAAAAGTATTACTTTGTTTCTTTGTCTTCTTTGTCTTTAACGGCTTTTTTCATAGGTTCTGTCTTGTTGCCGTCTTTGTCCATATCTAAGAAATCAGGTTTAGCTTTTGTTTCAGCCGCCTTCTGATATGATTCTTTGAAATTTTCATACTGTGCTCTTAAGCTGTTTGCTAGATCCTGTTCTGTTACAGTGTCTTCTTTTGCAACTGCCATTGGGTTGTCACCCGGGTATTCGCTTCTGTACTGTTTTCTTTGAGCACCTAGTCCACCTGACATTCTGTTTACAAGTGTGTCAACGTCTTGTACTTTTTCTTCAGGTTCGTTAGCAAAAGTTTCTGCCGCTTTTTCTTCTTCCGGTGCTTTCATCATGTCTCTCATTTTTGCCATTTGCATTGTGCCCATGGCGTCATCGCTTGGTGTGTCCATTTGCTTGTTCATTGCACCTGGATCCATATCAGATCCATGCTCTGGTTCCATGCCCATCATCTTGGCATCAACTGGCTGTACGCCTGCTAGTTTTAAAATCTGCATCATCATGCCTGCTTCTTGAGGAGTGTCTGCTGATATTTTAATGTCTTCTTTTACAGTTTCTTTTTTCTCTTCTTTGCCTGCTTTTTTATCATGGTATGCTTTTAAGCCTGCTGGCATTTTGCCTTCAGTTGCTTCTTCTGTGCCGTTAATTGCTTCCCAGAAACCTGCTAGACTTTCACCATGTTTTTTAATAAATTCTTCTTTTGAAAGTTTCTCTGCCTCATCGTGCAAGTAGTCTTTCATGCCGCCTTCTGCCATTTTTTCTTTTTTCGAAATGGCAATTGCCGCTTGTTGTTTTGGATTCATTGCTTCTGTAGGATTAGTTCTTTGTACATTGTCAACTGCATCTTTAACCAACTCCGGTTTTGTTTCTGCAATTTCTCTTAATTTTTGTAATACGTCGATCATTTCCATAACTTATTTTCCTTACTGTTTGAATCCTTGTAGTGTTGCCGGATGTGGGTTGCCTTTTACTGGTCCTGGACCTGTGTTGATTGGTGATTTACTTGTTTTGTCACCTTCGTTCGGTGCTGTATCTTGTGTTTTTTCAGTCTTGTCTAGACCAACTTCAGTTTTTGATTTAAGTAATTCCCTTAATAGGCCCATGTTGTATGTGTCGCCAGTGTGTTCATCTGAATTAACTTTAGGCGCATCTTTCATTTCAATGTCATTAAGTTTATTGACATATTCTGATTTTACCTGCATTTTTTCTTGATATTCTTCTGTAGGTTCACCTGGTTTTCTAACAACGATCATGGCAGGATTAATATTCATAACGTCTGCCAAGTATTCTTTCATTACTCTAACTGATGCTGGATAGTTAGTAGTAACATCAAAAATAGTCACAGACTCATTTGATAGTGCAGGAAAATCTAGTGGCACTGTCAGTATAGGTGTTTTCTTGCCTGCTGACATTTTGGCTACTTCAAATTTGGCTAAAGCTGTTTCCATCCTAGATGCAAAATCCTTATCAATATCACCTGCTACTTTAACTCTGTAGTCATATGACTTTGTTGATTCTGCTAGATAGTCTTTAAACGTGCTCATATGCAATATTTAGTCTTTTTTAAGTAGTTTCTTCATTAATTCGTTCCGGTCAGATATAACAAATCCGTCACTTTCTTCTACCGGACCACCGTCTTTGTCACCATCTTTGTCCAGTTTCATTTTTTTAAGTTGTAGTTCAACCATTTTAAGCTTCTTGTCTATTTTAGAACCCTTTGCATCTATGGCATTACGTAGGAAATTACCTGCTACCTCGAATATACGCCCAGAATACCGTGAGTCGACATTCATCCCTAAATCCATTAAATTCTTATAGCTTTCTTCGGCTTCTACAGCCAGCTTGTCAAGTTCTAGATCTGACAGTTCTCCCAATCCTTTTACTTGCGGAAGTGCGGCGGCTATCTTGTCAAACTCTGCATAACTTTTCTGCAAATTACGTTGTGTCTGTGGATCAAGATTTTTAGTAGAAGGATTGCCATTGCTACTTTCCTTCATCTTTTTGTCTTTCTCTTTTTTGTCTACCTCTTTAAATGCTTCTTTTACATTTGGTAAATTGAGAATATCTTCTAACTTCTTTGTCATTGTCGTATTTACTTACGTTTGCCATTGTGAAACAACTGTTCTTCTGACACTACTCTAAATTTAATCCTTCTCTGTTTGGCGTAGGCACTTGCCGCCTCCCACTTTGCCATGTTAATTACAACCTGTTTTTTCTTTGCAAGGCTTTTTCCGGCCGCCTCCATTGTCGTTTGCGAGGCAGGTTTTACTTCTACCATCTCTGCATGTTTCTTGCCATCCTTGTCTTGATACACTATGAAGAAGTCTGGCACATAAACCGTGTACTTACCTGTGAACGGATGTCTGTAAGGCACCTTGATAGACTCACTTGCCCATTGGTAAACGTTTGGATGTTCGTCACACAATCTCATAAAAGCGTGTTCCCAACTTGATCTATAAGTCGGAGTCTTTGTGCCAACGTATTTCTCTTGATTCTTGGGAGAGAACTTTCCTCTTGCAAATCTCGGAAGCATTAGTCTATGATGTTTCTAGATACTGTCTCTTTGGTTGTCAGCGTTTGCCTCACACCTAATCTACTTGACTTGTATCTGTTGGCATTTAATATAATTGTGATCAACTCGGATAACAGTGCTGGTGTGGCATAGGTCAACTGGTCTAGGATCTGTTGTGGTTTTATGTTATCAATTTTAGCCTGTGATAGAATAGCATATGCTGTTGATTCTGCAGAGGATCTTGAAAAATTTCTTTTAACAAAAAATGCCACAGTGCTATCGTACTCTCCAACATTGAATTGGTATTCTGTCTCATAGTTGGAAGTGGTCAGTTTCTCTATTGTTTTATCGAGATCGTCTTTTTGTTTTGGTGGTAGGTTTGTGTAAAATTCAGCCATTATACTTCCAGTTTCTCTATTTGTATTTCTACGTCTAGGCTTTGTCTTTCAATTTTTATGTAGCCTTCTGTAACCAACTTACGTATATCAGTTATTGCCTTGTTAGTGTAAACATTTTTTGTGTTGTCGGATGCTCCAGCGTATTCGATATCTGATTCCGATACGGATAGATTTTTACGTGAACCTATGTCCTTGTAGTAGATTCCTGCGGCTATTTCGTCCCGCACTGTTTTATCGTTTGATACAAGATTGAATGCTTCGTCGGCTGTAAGGAAGTTTACTGTGTCTCGTACTGGATTTGTAATTACTGTGTTATTTGCCTGGTCGTTGTTGTCTGGTGTGCCTCTTGCTGATGCCAACACAACACCTGCGGCCACAGCCGCGCCGACTGTGAATTGTGAAACTGGATTTGTAATTGATCCTGCTTGTCTGCCAACCTCAAGTATACCATCTTTAGCTATACCTTTTAATTCTTCTTTAACATCTCTCTTTTTAATTTTTTTAGCGTTGTTGTACGTGTTAGATGCACCTAGTATTGCACCTAGTATGTTTCCTGACTGAACATTCCTAATTACTGATCCTACACCGTCAACAATACCTCCTGGACCAAATATGCTGTTGGTACCACCACCTAATATTGTAAGTGGACTAGGCGAATTGTCGTAATTTATTGTAGCGAATCCTTGTACATTGTTTCTATTGATTATACCTGACTTGTATATTACTGTTTCATACAAAATCTGCATGGTGTTTTGAAGCACTCCTGTACCGTCTGCTTGGTCTAAGTTGTCATGCGAGAAAGAACCTATCACTGGATTGATCAAAGTCATGGACGTGAATCTTTTTTTGTGTAATACAAAAATTTCAACTCCTTGTAGATAAGGTCTATTTCTTTGTTTGGGAGTATCCAAGCCAAACTTTGTGGTTGCTCTATTTTTGCCAGCTTGATAGTAGTCGTCTTTTGTATCTGATATTGTAAGGTCCGAATTCATGTTGATAGGATCTGCTATGTTATACTCGAGATACTTCTTCCAAAAAGCATTTACTGTGTCTGCGTGGTCATCGTGGAATGTGATGTTAACTGGTTCATATGCTATCCTGGTTGCTGTGTACATCTTCTTATTGTACTGTACTTTCTCTTCCATACTCATGTCGTACTTTGGCAGGTCGGCACTCTTGACTAACATGTTTAAATCGTATCTCTCACCTTGATTGAAACCTTGCTGGAATAGTGTTTCGTCTGTTTTGAATACCACATGGAATAGAAACTTCTGTTTTGGCATCAGCTTGTAGTTGTCGTCTATGTACAATCTTGATGCGTGTTGGTAGTCTTTCATACCTGGTAATCCGTCCTGGAAACCTTTTAGGAAATTGTTAATGCTTGGCATACTGTTATTTATAGTCACAAAAAAAGCGCCTATAAAGACGCTTTTTTCACTTTATAATTGCTAACTTAATCTTGTGTATTACTGTCCACCGCCGGTAGTTAGAGTACCGATCGTTCTAGCCACTGCTGTTCCAATTCCTGTTCCTGTTGGAGTTTGGATTGCGTTGTCGTATCTTACAGACATTGTTATTGTAGCCGGTTCTGACGTGTTGTATGCTAGTGAGTTGTAGTTAACGTTCTCAACGTAAGCACCGTACAACTCAAATGTTTCTAATACATTTGGAGTACTTGCTCCGTTACCACCGTCTAGCATTTCAATTCTAGTTGTGAATTTGTAATCAATTCCTGATGCCGCACTTGACTGTTCAAAGAAATCAAATTGTTTCTGGATCTGTTCTCCAACCAGTTTAGTAACTGAGTTGTTGACGTCATCTCTCAATGTGATTGTGATCGGATCCCAAGTGTGTTTTCCTGCTACATAAACTTTTGAGTTGTACACATCTAGTGTTACATTATCAAAAGTCAAGTTAGGTCTTGTGATATCAATTACTTGTTTTGTTAATTCTGATCTTGGTGTTGATACTCCAAAATTTTCCAGGATTGCTCTGAAACGATATTGTAGTTTAGGCATTAGTAGGCCTTGTGAACCACTACTTTGATCGTTTGCTAAAGGTACTGTAAATTTTGATAAAGTTGATATTGCCATCTGTTTCTCCTATTTATTCCAAAATTAGTTCCCTAATTGTGCAATTTCTCCTGTGTTTTTGATTCTCAACGGTATGTAGATAAATTCAACTGATTTGATAGGCTCAATTGCTATATCTACGTACAGTTCATTTCTGTCGATCCTTGTAGGTGTGTTGTTTGTGTCATCACAAACTACTAGGAAGTCGAATAATGCTCTTTGACCAACAAGTTCTAACAAGAACGATTCAATTGCTTGTTTAATTTCGTTTCTAGTTAGTTCGTCATTTGGCTCAAATATAAACGGTTTTCCAATTGCATCTAACTGTGTTCTTAGATACACTGCCAATCTTGAAACGTTTATTCTGTCCAAGGCTGAACTTGCTGTTGTTTTAGTTAAGTTACCAAAGTTAACAATACCTGCTCCTGAGAAGAAAGTGATTGGGTTAACTTTAACTTCGTGCATAGAATCTCTCACTGACTCCGTTACAGATATAGTTTCAAACTCTCCAGATGACGCTTCGATGTAACCAACCGAAGTAGCGTTATCCACAACACCTCTTCTTGTTCCTGCTGGTGCGAACCATGGGAAAGCTATGTTGTCGTTGTTTGCTAACGTTCTCAACATCATGTGTGATGGTGGAACAACAATTGATTTTCCCGTATTGTCTGTGGTTAAACCTGATGGATAAAACACACCTAAGAAATCACTTGAACTAACAAGTCCGTCTTCACCGTTGTCTAGTGCTGACACTGAGTTGTTCGCCCAGTTTTGTATTTTAGTTGACGTGCCTTCTAATCTAAATGGCGTGTCACCTACTACAAAAGCTGTGTTGTTTCTGTCTGTGTTTAAGTTTATCATGTTTTGCATCAACTCTGGGTAACCAGGTGTAGCAATAACATTGAAGCCTCTTTGGTCTTCTCTTATTGCTTGGTTAGTGTCGATCTCTGATTTTAGTTGTTCAACAATAACTTTTCTCTGTGCTTTTCTTCCAAAAGATCCAGAACCGTCGGCATTGTTGCTTGATTTAGTAACCCATCTGTCTGGGAAGTAGCCTGCAACTGATTCGTTACTTGCTCTGATGTTACCCAAACCAGTTGATCCTGAACCAGGATACTTGGTTGTTGTGATGTGATTGTTTTTGTATTCCTTAACATTGTAACCAGAACGTCTAGTGTTCCAAAGCAGGATTCCTTGTGGGAAGTTGTCTGGATCTGGAGCGTCTGGGTCTAAGAAGCCATCACTCAACAAGTCTTTGATAGAACTAGGTGAGCCAGCTTGTGTACTGTCGTTAGCGTTCTTCTCTGCTGTCGTCTGCCATCTTGCATCAGCGAAAACAATTCCGTCTTCTGTGGTTTGGTCAGCTTTGTCGACCAATACCCACGCCTTACCAGTTGTAGTGACTGCTACTTGGTTGGCAGTGTTTGTTGAACTTAGAGTTGCTGACGTGTTGTATTTGTAAAGTTTTGGATAGTTCTCAAGATCACTTGTGTCAATCCATAAGTCATTAGTTACAAGTGCAGTGCCGTCTGACTGTGTAGTCGGTGCTGTTGCACTGAACTGTGGACCATTTGGATCTGTAGTTGCGTATGCTGTTGCATAACCAACCCAAGTTGTTCCGTTGTGTGCCATTATGTCTGCTTCGTCAGTTGCAGTGTGGTACCATAATGTACCATCTGCTGGTTCATTAGTTGGTGAACTTAATGAAGCAGTGTAGCTCAATCTTTTCCAGTTACTTGCCATTATACCTGTGTTAGCACTTGAGTCAAGGCTCTCACCTGTTGGTAGGTCATACAAGTTGTCGATCAGTGTTGAACTGTTCGCTGTGTATGTTCCATAACTGTG